GCAGGTGCAGGGTGCAATCGGCTTCACGCCTGTTGAGCAGGGCGGTGGGGCCAATATGGGAACCAACAAGGTTCGCATTGGGTGGCAAGAAAGTGAGGGCGGGGCGCTGCTTCAGATTGACGCAACAACGCTGGGTCTTATTGCCCTACGGCAGGAAGTTCCGACTTGGGCAAACACGATGGGAACCATCGCCGCGCAGCCCGCAGGGAGTGTCGGCACCTATGCACTGCTCATGAACGAAGGTGTGGGCGCAAACATTAACATCGGGGATTTAGTTGCCGGAAGCAATCTGCGCTACGTGGCAGCATCGGGGACTGGCACTGCGGGGGTTACGCCATCTGGAACATGGCGCTGCATGGGGCTCTCGTTTGCATCCTACTTTGCCCCCGATGATCGCACCACACTTTTTCTGAGGATTTCGTGATGCAAATTCGCAACCCGATCTACACCGCCACTGGCAACATCGACTGCGAGATTGAACACCCGCAATTCGGCTGGATACCATTCACTGCATCGCCGGATGATGCGGAAGAACACGGTCGCGCCATCTACGCCGCTGCGCTGGAAATGAACCCCGCCCCATACGTTGCCGCGCCGCTTCCCGCCCCAAACCAAGCCGACTTCACCGCCGCCATCCGCAACCATGTGGACGCTGTGGCGCAGGCCAAAAACTACGACAACGCATGGTCGCTTGCGGGGTATGTCAGTTCCACCATCCCCGAATGGGCTGAACAGGCGCAGGTGTTCGTCGCTTGGCGTGATCAAGTGTGGTCGTTTGCTCTGGCCGAATTTGCGGAAATTCAGGCAGGGACGAAACCTGTGCCGACGATTGCTGAACTGGTGGCGAGTTTGCCTGAGATTGAGTGGCCTGAGTAATGTTTGGCTCCGCGCCATTCATATCCAATGCAGCAGGGACAGGTATGGGGTTTTCCCTGCTTGTCCCTTCCGTCCTAGTGACGCCCGCACCCATTCTAGGTATCCCTGCTGTAGCGATCTCGCCTTACACAGTCTGGAATGTTAATCCAGACTGGTCCGCAGGATTCGTTGAAGAAGTCTCCTATCGAACAGAGATCATTCGCTCACGGGATGGCACTGAACAGCGCATCGCGCAGCGGGTAAAGCCACGTCACTCTTACGAGTGGCGTAGTGTGCTGTTTGGCGAAGACCTCCGCACCGCAGAACGCCGCCTGTCGCGTGAGGCTGCTGGACGCTTTATCTTCCCGAATCCCAGACGTGAAACCCTGATAGACCGTGGCAGGACTGACGAACAGAACGTCATCGGTCGATTTGAAGGTGGTATCTCCGTCAGCGGCACAACGGATAGAGTCGGAGTTATGCGGCTGCGTGTTGCGGCAGACCCTACTTATTACGTCCCCTCCAAGGACTACGGTGCCACACCGCAGACCTTCAATGGCGCTGAACTGTTCACTCTAAATCCGAACTGGGCTTCCCCGCCGAACATCAGCTTTCAGCAGGCAGCAGACATATTCGATTACCAGCGCGGCGTGACCGATTTCTATCTTCCTGAAAACACGACCGCCCGTCTGATCGAAATGGAATATTTGCTCAGGGATGAAGCTACGGAAAACGCAGTGCGGGGCTTGTTCGCCAGATCGCGCGGCAGTCAGCGGTCATTCTACGTCCCCGATCCAATGACCACGCTTTTCGCGGCTGGCGGCATTGGCGGAACGGCGTTGACGATCAGCGGCCTTGAACCTAGCGTAATGTATTCGGATGATCCCACATACCGCAGCGTCCGAATTGAAACCACGGCGGGCACCTACAATCGCAGGATAAGCGGCGTCTCCCGAAGCGGGCAGAACTCGGTGTTCACGCTTTCATCTTCCTTACCCACTATTGCTGCTGAGAATGTGCTTTCAGTCAGATGGCTGCTGCGTTGCCGCTTCGAGACTGACACGTTGCAGATTAATTGGATCACGGATACCACGGGGCGCTGCAATATGACACTTCGATCCTTGGAGGACGCATGAGTTTCGCTCAATACGAGATGTCCCGTCAGGACGGTATTCCGGCCTCCCTGTTTCTAATCGAATGGGGGAACAGCCACCTTGCCTACACGGACTCTGACGTAGAAATCACGTTTGGCGGGAAAGTCTACAAACCAATTCCGATTGGTCGATCCGAGATTGTTGCTTCCGGCACCCTCGACAAAAAGGAAATGGTGATCGACATCACCCCGAGTGCCGAGATCGTCAAGATGTATGCCACCAACCCGCCGCAGGGTAAGATTGGCATTGTGATCTACCAAGGTCACGTTGATGATCCGACCAAAGACTACAAGGCAGCGTGGAGCGGGGTCATCAAGAACGTGAACTGGGAAGGCCCGAACCCGAAGATTGTGGCCGAACCTCTGGACTCCATTCTGGCCCGCCCCGGTCTACGCCGCTTCTACATGCTTGGTTGCCCGCACGTCCTTTACGATCAGCGCACATGCAAGGCGAACAAGGAAACGCTGAAGCGCACGGTCATTCCCACTCTGATCGGCGCTAACTATGCGCGGATGCCCTCTGGCTGGAACGCCACAACAGCAAAGTCGTCATACATTGGAGGCTATGTCGAGTGGACTGACGCCGCTGGAAACACACAGGTCAGGACGATCCTGAACACTGGTGCAACCGAAGATGATCTCATTATTGGTGCGACCACTGGTTTGACGCTTGGAACACAGATGTTCGTCTATGCCGGATGCCCGCACACCTTGACGGGATGCCGCGATCTGCATAACAATGTAGTCAACTTTGGCGGGCAACCTTACATCCCAATCAAGAATCCTACAGGCTACAATACAAGGTTCTTCTGATGCCCCTGCCGTTCCTCGCATCATTCTTTATTCAGCTTGCCATAGGTCTGGCATTGATGGTCATTTCGTATGCCATCATGCCGAAGCCAAAGCAGCAGAAGCCTGAAGCTGCGAAAGACCTCGAAGCACCTACCGCAGAAGCGGGGCGACCGATTCCTGTGGTGTTCGGAACCATGACTGTCAAGAGCGCCAACATTATCGACGTTCGTGACAAGGGCCAGTTCACGCGGAGCATCCCTGCATGAGCCTGATAATCACTGCAAGAGATGTGAAAGCAGCGGGCTACTGCATAATCCCCGGATTGAAAACGTGGGCAGAGCAGAACGGATACGATTTCAAAGAGATCGTCAAGAATGGCATCCCTGCCGAAGATGTAGAGACGATGGACGATGCCTTCGCCAAGAGGGTTCTCGCAAAAGCCAAGGAGCGCGTGAATGAGTAGCGGTGGCGGCGGCAAAAAGGGCGGCGGTTCCATAAGCGTCACCGACTACTTCGCGTCGATTCAATATGCAATCTGTCACGGTGTCGTTGAGAATCTCCGCGCAATATCGGTAAATGATAAAGAAGTTGCGTTTCCGCTCGGCCCCACGCCGTCCATCATTGCCATAAATCAGCCGGAACTCTTTGGTGGTGACAAGAAAGAAGGAGGTCTAGTCGGGCGCTTGGCTTGGCAGAACGGTTCGTTTACCCAGTTGCTCGACGCACATTGTGCTTCAAAACTCGGAGGCTCACCTACAACCGTCCCCGCGTATCGCGGCATCTCCACCGCCTATTTCACGGAGCAACCCGGCAACACGGCTGGCTTTAGGTGGTCGGTCAACAGCCCGTTTGTGCCGCCAACCCACTTCCGCGTCACGCGCATTGACCGTCGCTGGCGTCCTGACATTGCGGCTATTCCCGGTGATCTGGACACACCTAACCTCGCCATCTGTTTCGCCATAGACTGTTCCTTGTCCATGATTGGAGCGCCACTGGTTGCGGCAAAGGCCGCAGTAGTGAACGCGCTCAAGCAAATGCGCGACTACTCGAACACGTTTGATGTTCGCATCGTCGGTTGGTCAGGCACGTCTGTTTCGATGGAACGGAGAAACTGCACGACCGCAGATTACACCGACCTTATCATCTTTGTGAACTCCATCGGAGTGGCTGGTGGAACCCGCTTCTCCAATGCTGTCGTGGGTTTGCAGTCCTTCTACAATGGTGCGGGCAGCAAGCCCCGCATTTTCGTGTTTCTCACTGACGGAGAACCCAGTGACGGGGTGGCCGACACTAACTCAGCCGCAAGCACTCTCGCGGCCACTGGGGCGCAGGCTTACGCTTTCAACCTGTTCCTGACCAACACGACTGAAACGGCGAAGATGGACAACACCCCGAACGATGGGGTTCCGGTCATATCCAACATGGATGACGAAACGCTTCAGCACATGTTCCTCTACCCGCTGACGCAGCACATCGACATGAATCCCGCCCACATCATCAGAGAGTGCTTGGTTGACGGTGTGTGGGGCTTGGGTCTACCTGAAACGGCATTGGACAACGCTTCTTTCGAATCGTCAGCAGAGCGTCTTTATGCAGAACGCTTTGGCCTTTCGATGCTGTGGGCGCGACAAGAGGAAATCCAGAACTTCATTGGCGACATAATCTCGCACATTCAGGGCGTGGTATTTGTGAATCCGGCGTCTGGGTTGATTACGCTCGACCTGATCCGAGACGACTATGATGTGTCGCTTCTCCAAACCTTCGACCGTAGCAACTGCACGGTGGAGTCGTTCAAGCGCCGCACGCCGTCTGAAACCACCAACGAAATCAGCGTGACGTGGACGAACCCGAAGAACGAAGAAGAAGAAGTGGTGATCGCGCAATCCCTCGGTGCGATTGTTGCCAATGGGGGCGAGATCGTTACCGACAGCCGGAACTACCACGGTATCCGTCGCGCAGCTTTGGCTTCTCAGGTGGCATCGCGAGACCTCTCTGCCGCTGTAGCCCCGCTGGCTTTTGCCGAGATCACAGTGAACAGGGACGCTTGGAGCCTTGTCCCCGGTCAAGTCTGCAAGTTAACCTATGATGAAGTTGGGGCAGACGAACTCGTAATGCGGGTCATGTCTGTAAATTACGGAAGCCCCGGCGCAAGCCGTATCAAAGTCTCCCTGAGTGAAGATGTGTTTGGTTACACCAAGCCGAAGGCTCAAGATGCCCCAGTCAGCGCAGCCCCCTCGCTGTCTCAGTCGCCGCTACCTCCCACCCATGTCGAGTATCTGACTGCGAACTACTACGTCATCAAGGCGTCAAACCCAGACGCAAGCGAACTGGTTGACCCTGCCTCGCGCGTTGGCTTCATGGTCGCAACGAACCAAGTCGATGCCTTCGGGGTGGAGGGTTATGCCGAGAAAGTTGACGCTACAGGCGCTTCGAGTTTCCAGAATATCGGAACGTTCAACTTCACTGGCCGCACCCTAATCACGTCAGCCTTGGTGCCTGAAACCTACAGCACAGGTTTCACGTTCGGCTCCGACTGGGTTGGGGTCGGCCCGAAGATCGGCGGCTTCGCAATCATTGGTCCAACCGGGATACCCGAAAGTCAGCACGAAATCGCGCTGTTCACAGCCGTAGATGATACTGCCGGATGGACGATCCGCCGTGGCCTGTTCGACACCATCCCGCAGGCGTGGGCCATCAGCACACCCATACGCTTCGTGTCTTTCGACTCCCGACTTGGCGACCCCGAGCAAACAGTCATTGGCGTCCCCAAGGATTATAAATTCAGAACCCGCACCAGTGTCGGCCTGTTGCCGGATGCTGATGCTGTAGTTTCTGAATACACACCGACAAATCGCTACTACCGCCCTGCGCGGCCCGCGAATGTGACGGTGGCTGGAAGCTATTTCGATCCCGTGGATGTTTCCAACTTGACAAACGTGCCCGTCACATGGGCCACCCGAAACCGCCTCATGGAAGAAACGGTTCCGCTTGAGTGGACGGAGACAAGCATCGCCCCAGAGGCGGGCCAAACGACCACCGTTCGGCTAATCAACGCTCAGACAGGCGTTCAGATTACTCAATATGCCGGGTTGACGGGCACCAGCATGTCCTTCCCGCGAACGGCAATGGGCGCGGCAACAAGCGTTCGCGTCCGCGTATTGTCCGTGCGAGACGGGATCGAATCATTGCAGGCCCGTGAGATCGTCATAAACAACACGCCGACGACTTCTGGCGCTAACCTGTCCTTCGTGATGGACAACACCACCGCGCCGCCCGCTGGCAACAACATCAACTTCACTCTTGGGTAAACCGAATGGGCAAACTGATTAAAGGCGAGTTTCTGATAGCCACGACTCTGCGGGATGCCTATTACGCGGTCAGCCTCGGAAATCCTCGCGTGGCGAGATCGCTGTTCGCGCAGGCTACAGTTCGACCGGGAACGGGTAGCGTGTTCAACGACCCCTTCAGGTCTATGGCGGTTTTGGCGAACGGGGAAACGGCGATCCTTGCTCAGAACACGACACCGTTCATCAGGTTCCTGAACTTGAACACTGGCGCATACAACACCAACCCGTCTGTTCTCCCGCCTGCCGCGCCTTATGGTATCACGCTGTCTCCTGATGAGGCAGAAATCACGCTTGCCTTGGAAGTCAACCCTTGGATCGTTCGGTATCGGTTGAGCGATCTGGCGCAACTCGCCGCCCCCTCAACCTTGCCAACAGGCATCGCGGGTCGAGTGGCATATTCGGCCAACGGGACATGGATCGCGGTTCCCCATAACATCAGCCCGTTCGTCACCGTTTACAACCGCTCCGACATGAGCAAGGTGGTCGATCCGGCAACGCTTCCGCTTGCCCGCTGCACTGTTGCTGATTTCAGCCCAGACAGCACGAGGCTTGCTACGGGAGGCTCGAGCAGCGGGACTGCGCCGGGGAACTTCAACCTCTACAATACCACGGCGACACCGTGGACGAGGATTTCTACTCCCACGTTCCCGAACACCGCGATCCGGTCGATCCGCTTCAGCCCGAACGGGCAACGCATCGCCATCATCACCCAAAGCACCGTCGCGGCACAGAGGCTCTACCTCTACGACCTTGCCGCAAATACTCTGACTTCCCGAGACCTGACTCCAGTGCTGGCTCACATTCTGGAAGGCGTGGAGGTCAACTGGATTGACAATGATCGCGTGGTCGCACTGTTCACGCCAGCGGCCACCACCAGTTCAATCTTCGTCATCTTCAATATGACAACCAACGCGGTCGAAAGTTTCCAAGAGATCGCATCACATAACGTGCTTGGCATGTTGCCTGCTGCTGGCCTCACTCGCCGCAGACTTGCCGGGACGGTGAGGAACGCGGAAAACGCACTGGTCAGCAGAACCGTGAGAGCATACCATCGCGAAACGGGCAGACTTGTTGGCGAAACAGTCAGCAACGCGATCACGGGTGCTTTCGAGATCATCGTTTACACGTCTGATCCAGTCTACGTGTTGGCGATGGGCAACGGAGCCGAAGTTACAAGAATATTTGACTCCATCGCGCCAGTAACCATTTAATCCACCCATTGACACGCTGCGTTTTCTAGGCACAAGGTCTGGAAACGTGGCGGCATGGGTCAATCATGGACGATATATTTGCTTGGGCGCAGGCTAAACTCGGACCCGTGACCTTCGGGGCAATTCTAGGTTTCGTTCTTCAGATTATCATCTTTAGACCTAAGAGTTGGATGCTTGCACTGGAACGGGCGATTGCTGCGGTGGCTATGCCCATCCTGTTCGCCAAACCCGTAGCATCCTTGGTTGGCGCAGCCCTGCCCACGGCTTTGGATCGGGAAACGCTTCTGACGGTTGTGGCTGGAACGCTTTCTCTCGGTGGCATCGAACTTCTGCGGGCCTATCGCTCCCGTGTCGTCAAGACAGTGGAAGGTAAAGACGATGAGTAAAATCACGCAAAACGGTATTCTCGAAATTGCAGAGCATGAGGGGATCGTCCTCGGTCCCTACCTCGACTCCGTTGATGTGTGGACCGTGTATGTCGGACACACGGCAGCGGCGGGTGGCCCCGATCCTGCGAAAATGCCTCGCGTGGATACCCGTGGCTGGTCTGCCGCACAGGTCGAAGCTGAACTCATCAAGGCTCTCGCTTTGTTCGACACCGATCTGGACAGCTATGAGGCGCGGGTTGCGCGGGCTGTGAAGGTTCCGCTGCGACCCCATCAGTTCGATGCGCTGGTGTCGTGGGACTTCAACACGGGTGGTGCTACGTGGCGCAGCCGTAGCGGCGCTCCCTGCCAACTGATCCGCGAAGTGAACGCGGGCAACATGAGCGGCGCTGGCTTCATGGGATGGCTCAAGCCGAAAGAGATCGCCAAGCGTCGGCAGGCCGAACAGCGGCTGTTCCTGATGGGTGACTACGAGGCAAACGGTAATTCGATTCCTGTTTATGACGCCCTGCCTAATGGTCGCACCCGCTACCGGATGAAGATTGACGGCGCTCGACTCGCAGAACTGATGCAGTCGGCGGGTGCGAAGCGTGCGCCCGAACCGTCGCGTCAGTTGTCCTTCTTCGAGCGGCTGATAGCTGCATTTAACAAGGGGAAATGAAATGGACTTTGGACCCGTATCTCGAATCCTGCTTCGCTATGGCATCGGCTACATTGCTGGTTCTGGCGTGGGTGAAGCACTGGTAATGGATCACGACATGGTTTTCACCGTCTCGCTGTTCCTCGGCGCAATGGTCGAAGGTGTCTACGTTCTCGCCAAGCGCAAGGGATGGGCGACCTGACCATGTTTGGCTTTAACATCAAAGCCAAGATCATTGGAGCGGTGACGGCCTTCTTCGCTGTCATCGCTCTTGTCTTTTCCATCCGTCGCGGCGCTGTGAACGACACGCTGAACAAGGTGGAAGCTGACCGCCTCAAGGGTGCGGTAGAAGCGGATAGGAGAATTGACCATGCGGACGTTAGTGGCGGTGATGCTGACGATGATCTTGAGTGGCTGCGTCGGCGCAACGCCAGACGGAGCAAGCAGACTGGTCGAAAGACTCGAAAAACCGATTGACGCGCTGTCGGAAGCCGCTGTGACGAACGATCTTGCGCTGATCCGCGCCAAGGTTCGGGACGTGGTGGCGACTTACGATGCAGGCGTCGGTCCCCAATGAGGCCGCGATGAATTGAAACTCCAACCTCTGACGGACGAACAGCTTCAGGAAGCGATCTCGGTGTTTCGCCAGCATGGCAGCAAAAACGCCGCAGCCAATGCGTTAGGCATCCCCAGAAAAACTCTTGAACATCGCATCAAACGCGCCATTGAACGGGGCTTTGCCAAGCACCAAGACGAGGCGATTGAGTTGGCAATGGATGCCGTTGCCACGCGCATGGTTCCCGGTATGGTCTGGGCCAAACACAAGAATGAGGATGGCACCAGCTACAGCGTCCTGCTGAAGCCCGAGAAGGATGCCCCGGAAGACCTCGTTGCTCGTCTGGAAACAGCCTTCACCGAAATCCCTGTGGCTCCGAGAATCGCAGCACCCAAGCGTGTTCAAGACGATCTGATGCTGATCCTGCCGCTGATGGATGCCCATGTCGGGATGCACGCATGGGGCAAAGAGACAGGGGAGCAGGACTACGATCTGAAACTCGCGCAGAGTGATCTCGTGACGGCTTTTGAGAAGGTGGACGCACTCACCCCCGCCTGCGCCAAAGCTGTGCTGCTCGTGGGAGGCGACTACCTCCACGCTGACGATAACACGGCGCAGACACCACAGAGTAAACACCATCTGGACGTGGACGGGCGACACTACAAGGTGCTGGACGTAGCCGTGGCTATGCTGGTGCGCGTGGTCGAGGCGCTGGCATCAAAGCACAAGACGGTCGAAGTTCGCGTGCTGCGCGGCAACCACGACGAACACAGCCATCTTGTCATCACCTTCGCTCTTGCCGCCCGCTACGCAAAGAATCAACGCATCGTCATTCACAAAGACCCGCGTGACCTCTACATGGCGCAGTGGGGCAGGGCTGCGGTGTTTGCCCATCATGGCGACCGTGCGCCACCAGAGCGGTTAACCCTCTACGTCTCGGACGTTTGCCCGTTCTGGTCAGAGACGAGGCACCGCTACATGCTGACAGGTCACATCCACAAGGACTCGTCCAAGGATGTAGGGCCGCTGCGGTGGGAAAGCCTGCGCGCCTTCTGCCCACCTGACGCTTATGCTGCCGGGATGGGATATGCGGGGCGGCGGGCGCTACAGGCGCTTGTGTTCGACAAGAAGGATGGCTTGGTTCTTCGCGCCATAGACCCAATCGAAAGGTAAAGCAAACCCTTGCATCCCGTCCATGCAAGGGTTTTCGCTTGCATCAGGACAGCGCGTGTTCCGCTATGCGGTGGCAGAAGCCAATCTCCACGCCGTCAAAGTCAGGTCCGAAGCCCCTGACGATCCACCCTAACAGGGCAACATTTTCACCGCATCGCATCTCCGCAATCACGGCGTCAGCATATTCGCGCCCCTTGGCGCAGTCGGTTGCGTAGTCACCCGTGCGCTCTGGTGCCCACATGGTCACAGTGTTGCCACATTGGTCTTTGGCGATAAACGGTAAGTCAATTACCCCCATCTACTTCTCCGAATCAGCCCAACAGATCGACCAGCGGATCATAATCATCGTAAATGAGTGAATCTACGTCATGCGACATTTTGACTCCCCTGCCTTGAAACTTAGTCTTTGGGCGACGAACGGGAGTGAATAGCGTCCCTTCTGAGTTCTTCTGCCAGACGCACCAGATCACATCCATCAAAGGGCTGCTACCACGCTCGGCTTCCAGAAAGGCGGGACGCCACGTCAGAGCGAGAATGTGTGACGGCGGGTGCTTCTCGAACAGTTCAAGGCGACGGGCTGCGTGCCAGAACTGGCTTTTCAGCAGCATTGCAACGTTCGGCGTGATCTGCAAGGATCGCGTGATAAACTCGGGGGCGAGTTTGAATGGCGGATTGGTGATGATCCAGTCCGGTGCAACACCTTCTGGGTCAGCGGTCAGGAAATCCACCCCACCTTCACCGTAACCAGAATCTTCACGAAGGTCAGTGGAGTGGACGTTGCAGCCTGACGCGCTGAGAACTTTAGACATGGCACCGTCTCCGCAGGCGGGTTCCCAGACAAACGTTCCCGGCTTCAGGTTCAGGAAGTCGATCAGAGCCTGTGTCACGTCTGGGGGCGACGGATAAAAATCTGCGGGCTTCCGTGCGTGGAGTTTCTGCCCTTCGATCAGCGCGTCAGCGTAGGTTGTCATCATAATGCTTTCCGAAGTGATTCCTGATGGTGTTCGGTTTTACATCGAACATTCTCCCTAACTCGGAAAAGTTCTTCCCGCCCAGAGCAAGCATGTATATGCGATGCGAAGTATTTTCGTCAATTTTCGTGTAACCGTTTCCGGGTCTCGGGCTTCTATTTCTCTTCTTGTCGGCACAGTCCCGCATGTTTTCTTGGTGGCTTCCCAATTTCAAATGCTTGGGATTACAACACCCGCGATTATCACATGTGTGCATCACGCATCCATCAGGATGCGCGCCATAGTGTAGGGCGTAAGCAACTCTGTGGGCTTCGGCTATTATACCTCTACGCCCTCGTATGCTGAAGTTTCCGTAGCCCAGTCGATGTTTGGATGCAGACCAATTCCAGCAGCCGTCTTCGCCCGTAGACTTGTCTACTTTAGACCAGAAGCGCGTGGCATCGCTTTGACTGAGTTCGTAGCCAGAATAAACGACCAATTAAGTCCTCACACAGCCACAGGGGCCGCAATCGCGGGCATGGGGAAATATCCAGAAATCACGAAATCCTCATAGGTGAAGTCGAAGATCGAAACAGGCCAGCGCCGGAACCCGAGAAGGGGGAGCGGTGGCGCGTTGTCTACGCGCGACAGAAGTTCCTTCACCTGATCGAAGTGGTTGTTGTAGATGTGCGCGTCACCGATGCTGATAATCAGATCGCCGGGAATCTTGTCCGTGACGGCGGCAAGCATGTGCAGCAACAGCGCATAGGAAGCGATGTTGAACGGCACCCCGAGGAACATATCTGCGCTGCGCTGATAAAGGTGCAGATGCAGGCGGTCGTTCATCACCCGAACCTGCCAAAGCGCGTGGCACGGCGGAAGCGCCATGAGGGGTAACTGTTGCGGGTTCCACGCCGAAACGATCAGGCGGCGGGAGTCGGGGTTGTTCTTGATTTGCTCGACCAGTTTGGCGATCTGGTCAACGCCGAAGAAGTCCCGCCACTGGTGCCCGTAGATGGGTCCGAGATCGCCGTTCTCGTCGGCCCACTCCCGCCAGATCGTGACGCCATTTTCTTCAAGGTAGTGGGTATTGGTGTCGCCTTTCAAGAACCACAGCAGTTCGTGGATCACCGACTTCAGATGCAACTTCTTCGTGGTGATAAGTGGAAACCCATCAATCATGGAAAAGCGCATCTGTGCGCCGAAGATCGCCTTGGTGCCAGTGCCAGTGCGGTCCTGACACGGTTCGCCTTCTTCGAGGATGCGGGCGAGAAGGTTGTGGTATTCAAGCATTATGTTTTATCCCAACAGGTCAGAGAGTGGATCGTCACCATCGTCACCCGTGACGATGGTGTGAGAAGGCGCGTGCCCCTTTTCAGCAAGCGCAGCATCTACGCGGGCCGTAACCTTGTGCCGCCGCTCCATGTGATCGACAGCCTTGGTCATGGCTTCCTCCACGCTGCTTCCTTGTGCGCGGAAGAACGCGCGGTCGGAGGCTTCGATGCTGGCAAAGCGGGTAGGGCCGGGGACAGTGGTGCGGCCTACCGAAGCCGCGTAGATTTTACGCGACTCCAGCATGGCTTCGAGTTTGTCCCATACGGTCATGCGAGAAGGTCTTCTACGTCATCTTCAGATGACGTGTTTGACTCAGACGAGTCGAGCAACAAATCGTCCCCGTCGTCCAATAGATCATCGCCTTCTTCATCCACGGGCGCGGGAGACGGCGTTGCCGCCACCTTCGCGGCCACGCTGGACGATGGGCCGATCCGCTCACCGTTGATGTGAAGCCCAGTTTCCGAAGCCTTGTTGCTCAGAACTTCATCCAGAGCCTTCATCATGTCGGTTTTCTGCACCTTGACCCAGATCACCGTGCCGCCGTTGATGACGAGAGGGACCGAAGGGTTGCCCTTCATCGCCCGCATTTTCGATTTCAGTTCGCCAAGTTTCATGTTAGTAATCCATCTCCAATGCGTTCAGGTATAGTTGAAGCACAGCTTCTTCCTCTGCGATCTCATCCGGCTTGCGCTTACGGAGCGCCACAACCTTGCGGAAAATCTTGGAATCGTAGCCCCTCCCGCGAAGTTCCGAGATGAGTTCTTTCTGCTGTTCTGCAATGTCTTTCTTCTCCGATTCCAGTTGCTCGAAGCGTTCAACAAACTGACGCAGTTCATCTGCTGTGACGTTGTAAGCCTCGTCTCCGCTGTTGTGGCCGATTCCCGACATCATTCCTCTCCGTGCATTTCTCGTTTGAGGTGAATCGCTGATTGTAGATAAGGGTATGCCATGATCTTGTCTACACTAATTCCATAACTCATAGACTCTCCGTGGGCCACTCTGGCTGCATTCAGATCATCTTCGTTGTGTGGGCGCTTCTTCATGCTGCGGCAAGCCCATCGAACCACATGCTCGGACAGACCCGTGGCTGCGATAAGATCAGCATAGGTGCAGTTCCAACCAACAGACTCACCTTCGCGCCAGACGATGAACCTCTGTGCAGCTTGCTTTGGCGTCCTGCCGCGCATCACTCTTTCTCCGTGAAAGCTGGCTTGGGTTCAGGGATGCGCTCGAAGATGCCATCAACCGCTGCCTGCAACTCGGTCCGCAGCTTGTCGAGATTGGCTTTGGGTGGCCGATCATCCGTCAGCATATCTTGGATCATCGCGTCACGCAGGACGGTTAGTGAAGCAATAGCTTTGGTGATGTGGGAGAGACCCGAGTCGGCGTCTACATCCTCACCTTCCCACCACTGGATGATGTGCCCCATCGCAGCATCGACGTAGACGGAAGCGCGGACGCCTGCTACTCGCCAGTTGGCGCGGCCATATTTACGCCCACCTTCAAGCATTGCCACGCCAAGTTCGCAGAGAACGCTCATGGGAACGTGGATGAACTGACGCCAGCGTTTGACGCCTACCGAATCCTTCGGATTCTCAGGCGACGGGTTGCTGTCTTTGACTTGAACCTTCTGCGCAAATCCCGCCACGTCTTTTGCCGCAACATAGGTGATGTTCGGCACGAACCGATCAGAAGTTTCCGTAAAAATGCTGTTCACGCGATCCCGTGCATTTTCTACGCTTTCAGTAGTCCAGTGGGCATAGTCTTCATAAAGCACGGTTCCGAGTTCGACTGCATTTTTGCATCCGAGACGCTTCCCTAGTTCTTCAAGTGTGCCCATAGATGGTTTTGCGTTTTTATTGCAACCGTAGATTACAACCGCCGAAAATTCTTTTCCCATTTACAGAACCTCAAACCTCCCATCGTGGAAGCGGTCAGACCGCTGTGCGAATTTCTCTCCCCACTCGTTCTCGTATTCAGCCAGTGGGTATGCCTCGTCGCCCGTAACTTCGAGACGCGCGCCATCAGCAGTTAGCATGTAGCAGCCACCAGTCCTGACGTGACGGTGGGTGGGGCGGAAGGCTTTCTGCTGTGTAGGGTCGAAGTAGAGTTCACCCCGTTCCTCCATGCCGCGAAGAACCGTGTTTACATCCATTTCGTCACCCATTCCGTGAGGTTCCAGATCGCCGTGACCCAGAAGTAGGTTACAGCGAACATTGACAGCATCAGCGCCCAACCCACCCATTCATGCGGACGGTCTTTGTCCTCCAAGTAGGCGCGGTAGAGTTTCTGCGTGATGCTGTAGACCATGTGACCCCAGAGGCCGATGGTAAGAGTCAGAGGGGTCATGTTTTGTCCTTTGCGTAAAAGGCTTCGCGTTCTTCCGCAGTCGCAAACTCTTTCATGGCGACTTCCCGAATCGCTGATGTGGGGATCGCGTAGGTCTCGTCACCGCACAGAAGGACAAACGCACCTGTGTCTTTGGACTCTCGCATGAGGTATGGGAGTAGCCCGCAGCCAGCGGCAATGTCGTATTCTCTGACCTCACCATCGTTCAGAGTAACGGTGACGCGCGAATAGCGGGCGGGGTAGTTCTGATCCCGTGCCATGTCAATATTTCTTCCCGCCTGCGGCTGCGCGATTGGCGAGTTTGTGATCCGCCCGCTGCCGATTGAATCGATTTTTGTCTACCAGCGCCCCGGCCACGTCGAGGCCAAGCGCAGCAGATGTGTCCAAGATGCGAATGATGCAGTCTGCAAACTCGACCTCCCGACCGTCGCGGTGGGGCAGCTTGTCGTCCATCAGCCCCTTGCGGTCGGCTTCCAAAGCCTCACTGAGTTCGCTGTGCATAAGCGCGACGACTTCACCGAAGTTGCGAGTGACAGGTTCTCCCGTTACGGGGTCGCGATACCAACCTGCGTCGGTGGCAGTCTTGTGGGCGAGTTCTTGGGCTGCGCGCAGGCCGATCAGTGCTAGGGTTTCCAGCGTGTTGAGATTAGCACTAGCAATGTTATTCAATGCTTCAAACGCAGCGCGGCGTTCAGCCGATCCGACAAAGGAATCAACCATAGCCTGTTCTTCCGGGGTGAATTTCATCATCGTGTGACCTCTTGTGCGTTGAATATTTCTTCGAGCGAGTCCAGAGAGAACGCTTGCATTTCAGGTGGCACGTCGCGGACGTTCCTTATCTTCCGCTTGTTGCCCGAAGGCGTTTTCTCGCTAGGACGATCATCATGGGAGAGGCGCGGAGACCATCTTCCCAGTGCTGTCATTTCTTCGTAATAGAACATACCAGTCCTCCAATGTGCCAATGCCCGCAGAACCGACAGTGGTAGTAAGTCAGCTTGTGGGCGTTCTTCGATTTCTGCACGATCTTGCGGGCCGTAGCCCTGTCGTGCTGCTGCTTCCCGTCACAGGAAGCAGCTTTGGTAAAGTCACCTTGCGGCCTCATGTGGCAGAGGCGTCTCGCGGGTAACGCCAGTCAGCGCGACCGAAAGCCGTGCCGTCACTCGACCAGTCGTGCGTTTGACCCGTCTTGGTGTCGAGGACGCAACCCCAGTCGTAGGAGTGGTAGCCCTGCGGATCAGTCACATCGACCGCCCGCTTCGCCATCACCAGTTCGTCAAAATCCCCGACATAGTCACGCAAATGCTGTTTCGGGGTGTATTCGCCTGCAAAGGCCAGATAACGCTTCATTGATTCCTCCGTGAAACTCACGAAATATGTGACAACAGATCGGAAAGAGTGTCAAGGGTCGTGATGCCTTCAAAGACGGGGGTGGCGCTGTTATGCGAACACCGCAGAAGGAAAGCCTCGTGGCCTTCTGCCCATCCAGCTTTGGCATTATTCACATTGTCCTCGACCCAGATGCACTCACCGAAAACGGAGTAGAATTTTCCGAGTGTTTCACTCTTGTTTTCTTGTAGATCAAGACAGATCACGCTCTGGAACACGTCACCGAATCGTGCGATCAGATTGTTCCAGCGCATCCCTTTGACCATGCGGCTGCACGATGACAGAACGAACAACGGATGGCCTGAAAGTTCAGCCAACACTTCGACAGCATGGGGCATTACGTCAAGCTGGCCGAAGTCGTCGCTACGGTTGAACCGTGTCACCATGAACATAGTTTCTTCTTTGGAACGACCCGTCCATTGTTCCAAGTCCCAATGCGTAGGGCGTGGCGTTTTGAATTGGATCGCGTAGTGACGCTCTGACCAATTCCTGAAGCCCGTCTCCCAGTCCAGAAGCACGCCGTCACAGTCAAAGATGATTGGATTTTTCATTACATACCTTCAGAATGGCGGTTCTTCGCCGGGTTTCGTTGGTGTCCATCCGCGCTCAGTTCGCGCAACAGGCTTTTGTTCTTCGACTTTCGGGACAACGCCGATTTGGCGGATCGCTTGGTCGATATGGAGCGGGAAGATCGGGATTGAAATCGCAGCGATCATTTCTTCTTCCTTTCCAGTGATCGTTTAACCATTGCCTCTGCCTCATGCCGCGACAGGTGGTAGTGGTAACGGCTAGACATACGCTTACCGTTATGGGTAAACATGACGTTGGTGACATTGCACCGGATAAAACGGTTATCTTCAACCGCATTATACGTGACATGCTCAATCCGAAGATCGGACACGCGGGTTGGGAATTGGGCAATGGTCACAGATCACCCCGCAGTCCTACGACAGGGATGTAGTCAATTTTGAATCTTCCTCCGTAATGGACTTCTATTTTTCCGTCACGATGGACAATAAGTCCTGTGACTTCGCCAAAGAAACCAAACACGGTTTTCAGTTCATCCGTAAGCGGAATACCTTTAACTTGATTGGTCATCACAGATCACTCCGCAGTCCGAGATACACCGGGAAGCGCGGCGCACCTTGGCTCCCAACTTCCTGATACTTGAAGGTTACGAGTTTCCCAAGCAGTGCTTCCCTTTGACCCCAAAGGGAAGTGCGGGTAGCATCATCGAAGCCCGTCCCAATCTCGAAGCGGACACCCTTCCACTCGCATTGCAGCGCACCGAGGGTGCCCGTGGGAACGAGGCCCGCCTTGGCGCTGGACCGCTTCGCGTGACCTAGTTCGTCGCGCTCTTTTTCATTGGTGTTGTGCATCCGCTCGACCGTGCCGACGATCACGGCTTCGTCGTCGTGGAAGCGTTTCAGCTTCAGCAGAATACCTTCCTTCACCGTGGAGCGGCCATGCTTGTAGCGCCCGTTCGGGTCGCGCATCATCACGCCTTCCCATCCCGCAGCAAGGCACTCTGTCTCATAGGTAAGAAGTTCTTCGAGCGTGCAGATCAGGCGATGTTCGACCAGTTTTAGCAGCCCAGAGCCAAAGATTTGGTCGTCGCATACAATAGAGTCCGCCCCTTTGATACGGGCATCAAACGTTGCATCCAAGTCCCAAGCATCAAACACATGGAACTTGAACTCAGGAGTCCCTTCGACGCTCATCACCTTGGACTGGACGTTGTTGAAGTCGTCGCGGATGCCGTTGGTGTAGGTCAGGATTTCGCCGTCAAGGCCAGCAGGAAACTGCTCTGCGGCTACCTGAATGTGCTTGTTCGGGATCGCCTTGATGCTGCGGCTGACAATGCTGCCCTGTGGGAGACCCGTCAGTGCGCGAATGCCATCCAGCTTCGGGGATGCCAGCACTGGGAAGCGCAGGGTTTCCAGATCAGCTTTCTCAGCCAGCAGAGGTTTGAACGACATGTGTGATTCTCCTTGTTCTGATAGGGTGAGTATCACATTTTATGTGATAGTCAGTCAAGATAAATCTGCTTGGCGATCTCAATGTCCACTTCAACAGTCTTGTAAAGCGCGCGGCATGACACGCAACGCTTTCTGCGCCAGATCGTCATTACCCCATTCATGTCTATGGGGCGACTGTCAACGACCTCGACCTTTCCACCACAAACTCTGCAACTGTGGCAGTTCATCTTGTCGTCCTGTAGAATTTGTGGCCCGCACTGGTCGCAACGAGCGGGTAGACCTTCGCCCAATGCGGCTTGGTTTTCCCCGAGTAGAAGTGCGTGGCCCCGGTGCGAGGCAACGTGCCTTCCGGGTCTGACGTGACCGCCGCCGCGATCAGCCAGCTTGTGCGCCACGCCTCGTATTCATCGACGCTTTGCGGCAATGAATACTGATTGGCTTCGGTCACTACCGCGCAGACGGAATCAGGGTATGCCCCATGATCCATACGGTTGTAGACGGTTTCAGCGACGAGCAAACGACCGTTGAGTGATTCCCCACGCGCTTCTGCGTAGATTAGGGCTGCGAGGCAGAAGGTTGCCAGCATCAGGTTTCTCCTTGCACTTGGGCGGGTTGTCGTCGTTGGCGTCCCACCGCAACCCACATTGGGCGCAGAACATTTCGTCGCTTTGCTGGATTGCTTTACATGTCACAATCTTGCCTCATGCCGAATGCGGTTGACTTCTGATTCATGTTGCCGCGCCATGTATTCAATCAGGTCTAGGTCTTCTCGCTTCACCCACCAGCGCGGTAGTGGGACGAAACCTGCGGCGCGAAGGGCCTGTGCGCCACGAGACTTCAGTTCTGAGCCGTTAGACATCTGACAACCTCTGCAAGACGCTTTAGAATCGGTGACAGATACTCAGCGTCTGCAAAGTTGATTGCAAGACGTTCCGCTTCTTCAGCAAGCTGGATGGGCGTCATATCCTCCACGGGCGGCAGGTTACGAGGCTTCGGGATTAGCATTTCTCCGCTTCCCTTCGAGATGCCAAGCACGAACGCTGCCGCCCCATCCGTGTTTGACGGTGGACATGTTTGTGCCTTCGCGGCGCTTCTTTTCGTGGACAATGTTCGAGATCGTGCGCCGATCTTCAGTTACACGGGAGGCTTTCATTCCACGGATAATGTGTTCGCCCTTCCAGTCGTCAGTCATCGCTTATTTTCCGCCTGCAAATCGTCAATCGCACCCAACGCATCCCTTCGCCGGATCAGATCATCCGCACTCACAGGCATCTGACCCTCCCATTTACCAACTGAATGCAAACCCCGGTCGAGACTGTCCCACGGTCCGTGGTGCAGACATACGTGCCGCCCACGAAAACACAGCGCGGTGTGCTGGCCTCTGCGCTGGCGTCTGACAGTGCCACGCCCGCGATGAACCAAAGCGCGGCGGCAAGGGCGGCGTCACGGGCAAGCATGACTTTTGCCATTGCGGCGTCACGGGCAAGCATGACTTTTGCCATTGCGGCGTCACGGGCAAGCATGACTTTTGCCATTGCCGCGTTCAGAGCATCGGCGCGGGCTACTCTCGCACGGTATCGCCAATCAACGTCGCTACCGTCTCCGGTCACAGTCAATTCTTGGCCTTCCCCGATCACCCGCAATGCTTCGTCGTATGCCGCCTCCACCGCGTCAGCGGCGGGGGGAAGGGCTGCGTCCTGATATGCCGTGATTGTTTCGGCTTGCGTGTCATTCAGGCGCGTCAGTTCCGCCACCTGCGCGGCGAGGGCGTCACGCTCGGCTGACAGGGCGGTGAGGGCGGCGGCGGCTTCCGGCACCCATGCGCGGGCAAAGGCGATAAAGCAGGCGTTGGCCCAAGGCTCAACATCCCCCAGCCACGACGCCGTGGATACAGTAGCTACTACCTTCCCCCAGCCGTTCTTCGTGTAGCCTTCGCAGCATACCTTGTCGGACTGGCCGGGGACGCTCCAAGGCCCCTCGGTCACGCCGTGCGGTGACTGTGCCGCGTCGGCTAGATCAACACTGCGCTTCGCAGCACAAGGTTGCCTGCGACCCGCAGGATCATCAAAACAGATAGGACATTTCGACATGGGCATTTCTCCTTGCTACAAGTAATCGGTTAAACAATCACCTGTAGAATGTCAAGTAAAAGGTGATAAGTGAGCTTACTTACATTTCTTCCAGCTTGGACAAGATCGCACTGGCGCAGGCAACGATGGTGAACTGAATCTCAGTCGTCGTGTCCATGTCGATCACGAAAGCAAGTCCCACGGAGAGGAACGCGAACAGAAGATAAAACAGGCTCATTCCTTGTCCACCACGTAGTTCAGGATCAGTGTGTAGTTATGCACTTCATCGGGTCGGTGGACTTCAGTTACGGTCATCTTAGACCCGCTCGGCACGTAACGACCTTGACCGTGAGCATAGTTCGCTTCTGCCGCAGCATCGCGCCACATCCGTTCCCAAATATAAGACGGCGGAATGTTGCGAAGGTGAGCCATTTTCTCCTTATGATTTACTTCCAGTCGCGCCAGACGACCGCGTTGCCGAAGTTCGAGCAACAGTTCGTCGTCAGTGAATTGTTTCAGTGCTTCGTTCATTTGGCTTTGCCTTTCTACTTGGTTTCAGGAATCGGGTAAGGGGTCAATTTCCCCTCGCTCTATCCAGTTCAGCAATAACTCCCTCTGCCAGTCCTCGGGCGTCGTTGTAGCCCTCAGCGATCTTTCGCAGCGCGGGTTCGAGGGCTGCGGTGGCTTTGTTTAGTGCCTTCTCCCGCGCCCACTGTTTCCGCATGGCCTCATGGCGCGTCACTCTTTGCCTTGCGCTTGTCCTTCGCAGCTTGGCTATGGGTGCCGCACTTGGTCGGGTTGCCCTTGGCGTCTGGATCGTGCTTGGCAGTGTTGCCGCATGGATGAGAATGGTAGTTGCTGAAGCAGCATTCATTGCAACCGAAGCGCAGGTTTCCAGCCCACCACGTCTTAATAGCTTCGTCAGGTTGCGTGTAGTTGCCCCCACCTTTCCAGACGAGAATGCCGTCACTGTCGCGTTGCAGACCCTTGCCGGGATGGAGCGGGTTATAGGTATTCACGCGGGCACATCAGGCGCGAGGCCCGCCTTCTGGTAGCCCCGCTGGACGTGACCGGGATAGGCGTAGCGGATACCCGTGCCAAACTTCCGATCCTTCCGCTCAGGTCGCACGGAATACCATTCACGCGGCTCACCGTGGCGGTTGAACTCCGCTCCCACGTAGACCACGTAGCACCGCTTGGGTGCAGCGCCGCCAAGGTCGCACCAGATAAC